CGATCGACGCAAAGACCGGCAAACCCCCGGTCCCGGGCAAAGAGGTGGCAAAATAAGGTAAAATGGTTGTATGTACCCATTACAAGTTGAAGTCAACGAGGAAAATGTCAACAAACTCACCAAGACATTTAAGACGACTTATACTTCAATTGTGAAAGAAATTGACACGGCTAATGATTGGGGTGTGGCAAACCGTAAAGCAATATTGCGTCAAATTGAGCAAATATTAACCGACCTCGGTGTTGATGTTCAAAAATTCCTTGAAACCGAACTTACCGATTATTACAAAATTGGTGCCAATGAGGCGATTGAGCAATTGGACAATATTGGTGCCGAGATAGGCGTAAAACAGGGTTTTAATAGAATACATCAACAGGCTATTGCCGCCCTTGTGGACGACGCAAGCAGGGCATTTGGTGAAAGCATGACCGGAGTAGCCCGGAGCGCTCAATTGTTACTTGGTAAGATTTCCCGGGAAACATTAACCCAAAAGATAGCCGAGGGTGTGATTGGTGGCAAAGCCCGAGCCGAAGTGGGTAAAATCATCAAAGGTACATTGCGGGCGCAAGGACTTGACGCCCTTATTGACAAAGGTGGTCACTCATGGACATTGGACCGATACGCCGACATGCTTTTTAGGACCAAGGTGGTTGAGGCACGTAACCGTGGCCTTATTAACCGAATGGTGGAAAACAATTATGATTTGGTGCAGGTATCAAGCCACCCGGACACTTGCGAAATGTGCGCCTCATGGCAGGGCAAAATTTTAAGCGCCCGGGGACAGACACCCGGATACCCAACCGTGGCCGACGCCGAAAATGAGGGTTTGTTTCACCCCAATTGCCGGCATGCAATAAACGTGCTTATCCCCTCCCTCGCCAAAATGACAAAAGCATATAACCCGGATGAGGAAACGGTGGTGATTAGCGAAACCACGGCCAAAAAGATTGCCAAAACGACAAAGCCGGATATTGCCGAGGGTTAATACTTGACAATGGTATTACACTTGCCTTATTATTTATCTATTAGCAGTTGAGGTTGGACTTACCAACAGAAAAAACGAATAATCAACTATGACAGACGAACCGGGGGCAACCCCAAATCTTAACAATCAGGAAAACGGGAAAGGGACCGACCCTACTAAAAAACCGAATACTCCCGCAAGTACGACCGTGACGGAACCGAAACCCGGCGAAAAAGCGTTTGATGAAAGCGTTTTTGATAACCCGGAACTTTGGAAGCACCCACGTTTCAAGAGCCTAAACGAGCGCGCCAAACTGGCCGACAAACTTGAAAAAGAACAGTCGGAGGCAGAGGAAAAGCGATTACTGGAAGGTAAAAAGTTTGAGGAACTTGCAACCAAGGCGTCCAAAGAACGCGACGACATAAAAAGCAAGTACACTTTATCCCTCCAAGACAATCGCATAATTACCGAAGCCACAAAAATTGGTGTGGTGGACATTGAGGCAGTATTGAAATTAGTTGACCGCTCAAATATACATATTGACGACAACGGTGGCATAACCGGCGCAATAGAAGCCGTACAAAGCCTCGTGACAGCCAAACCGTATTTGAAAGGTAAAACCAATGTAACTATTGGGTCACCAACTAACCCGGGCGCCGACGGTGCCAACGAACCTAAAAAGTTTAAGTTGTCACAGTTGCAAGACACCGTGTTTTACAAAGAACACGAGAAAGAAATAGACGCCGCGTACAAAGCAGGGTTGATTGAGGATGACAGACAACACTAATTCCAACACTCCCAACAGATAGCCCCCGTTTAAGCTCATTACTTATTTTGCAACCTTATCAAAGGTTATTATAATTATTAAAAAATGAGAGGGGGTGAAAAAATTAAATGACAGAAAACGTACTTAACACAACGACCAATGCGGTCTTTATTCCAACCATTATCGCGCAGAAATGTTTGCAACGTTTCCCGGCCTATTTGAACTTGGCCAGAACCGTTAGCAAAGACAGTGATTGGGTAACCGCTAGTGCAGGGCAGACAATCTATGTCCCCAAAACTGGTGCCGTGAGTGCCAACGATAAAAGCCAAGGTGTTGTTTACACAAAACAGAACCCGACGGCCACTAACGTATCGGTTACTCTTAACAAGCACAAAGAGGTGACATTTACCATTGACGATGTACAAAAAGTTTTGGACAACCAAGACGTACTATCAAGGTATGCGGACGACGGCGCAATTGCGCTGGCCGAAGCAGTTGAAACCTCGCTTGCCGCTTTGCACCCAAATATTACTAACACTATTAGTTGGGACCGCACAAGTGCAACCACCATTGACGCTTCATTACTCAAAATCCGTAAATTCTTTACGGACCAAAAGGTCCCCAAGACCGAGCAGAAGTATCTTTACGTGGACGCGACCGTGTTTAATGACTTGCTAGGTGTACAAAAATACACCGACCAGTCGTGGAGGGGTCCACAAAACACCGTTGCCGAGGGGCAGATGATAAGAACATACGGTTTTGATATTAGCGAAAGCCAAATGATTGAAACCTCCGGCTCACCGGTAGCTTATCACAACCTTGCTTACACTCGTGGTGGATTGGTTTTGGCTTCACGGCCTCTACCAAGACCCGAGGGATTTGGTGGTAACTATGCAGTTATCAACGACCCGAGCATTGGTATTTCCTTGAGAACACTATTTTGGTACAACGCCGACCTTGGCGCTCACCAACTCACAATCGACTTACTTTACGGTGTCAACGTCCTTGACGTTCGACGTGTATTGGAAGTTGAAAGCGCATAAAAACGCTAATAGCTCGCTCAAGCGCAGAACCCCCCGAAATGATAGGGGGGTTTTGTTTGTTGTAATTCAAATCATGTTGTAATATCATTGTATTATGCCAATATTGATAAGCCCGAGCGGAAAAATGAGCGAAGTTGACAATCAAAAGCAATTTGACGAATGGTTACAGCAACCCGGATTTCAAAAGGCAACCCCGGAGCAAGAGCGTTTATTTATAGAGGAACGTCGCGCCAAATTTATAAAAATGTCGGCATGTGATGATATAAAGGCCGGTATTTACATATCAACTGTAAGTGAGGGTGGTAAGGACGGTTATAGCCTCGCCAGTAAAAATTTGATTAAGGAATTGGAAAAATTGGGTATGCCGGTATCAACTCATTACACCGGGCAGAAAATTGCTATTTTGTTTCACAACCCATACTCACTCCCCCGGATTGAGGCCCCGTTTAGGATTATTTACACGATGTTTGAGAGCGATAAAATCCCCGACGACTGGATGGATTACTTGAAAGCGGCCGATGAGGTTTGGGTGCCGAGCCATTGGTGTCAAGGGGTGTTTGAAAAAGCTGGGATTAAGCCAAAGGTAATGCAACTCGGATACGACGAAACCACATATACTTACGTTGAGCGCACATTAGCACGCCAAAACCGTCGGGACTTCACATTTTTACATTACAACGCATTTAATATCCGCAAGGGGTTTGCAGAGGTATTTAAGGCGTTTGTTGAGGAATTTGAGAAAACCGAACCGGTAAAACTTATCCTCAAGACAACCCAAAATCAATCGCCACTGCCGATTACCAAAGGTGAGTACCCCAACATTGAGTGTGTATATGGAAAAATCCCCGAAATTGAGATGTTTGACTTAATGAAGCGGTCCGATTGTTTTGTTTTCCCGTCCCGGGGCGAGGGTTTTGGTATTGACCCGTTGGAGTGTATGGCAACCGGTTTGCCGGTGATTGTACCCAATGCTCACGGCATAACGGAGTATTTTAACCCGGATTATATGTATGAGGTCAAGGTTAAAGAAAAATGCCCGGCGTTGTACTCACGGTATAAAGATATGGACGTTGGCAAGATGGTGGTTTGCGATGTCGGTGATTTACGTAAAAAAATGCGTTGGATTTACGAACACCAAGAGGAAGCGGCCGAAATGGGCAAAAAATCATCGGAGTTTGTCAAAGACTGGACATTTGCCAAGGCGGCGGCCAAAATAAAGGCAAGATTGGACGAGATAATGTTGACACCAATTGAGAAAAAAAAGTTATTAAACGTCCTCACACTAGAGGAAATTAAATAAAAAAGGGAGGTGAGTATATATGGACAAAGTTAAAAAAGATGAGCCAAAAACCGAAGCGGTTGAGGCCAAACAGATGTACCGTTATTTTTGCGACGCATGCACCGGAGTTGCTTTTGTGACCTCAATCGTAGCGGCAGGTGAAAGCAAGAAGTGCAGAGTTTGCGGCAAAGCAATGGTTACCAAAAAAGAAAATTTTATTAAAATATAATGAAAGTTAAATACGTTGGACCGGCAAAGGATTATAGTGGGTATGGCGAAGCCAACAGACATGATATTGGCGCCCTCGCCATAGTGGGAGTTGAGGTAACCACCCAAATCCCGGTTTATTGCCCGGAAATTTCAGATTACGGCAAACTTGGTGATTTGGCCGTATCGCTTGAAAACCGAGAGCTTGGTTATCGTGTCAAGATTTTGCACACCACTCCCAACGTATATCCCCAATTTTGCGAACCCGAAAAATATATAATTGGCCGGGCGTTTTGGGAAACCGACAAAGTACCATTGGATTTTGCTTTGCCACTACAATCGGTCAATGAGATTTGGACCGGGAGCAAGTTTAATGAGCAAGCCATGCGTAATGCCGGAGTGACCAAACCGATTTATATTATCCCCGAGGCAATTGACGCAAGTGTTGCCCCGGCCGATTTTGTACCATATAAAGCCACCAACGATGGTGATTACAGTTTTTACAGTATTTTTGAGTGGACAGAACGCAAAAACCCCCTTGCCTTGCTTGAGGCGTATTGGCGTGAATTTGAGGACGTCAAGGGTGTTAGTTTGACCCTAAAGACATATCAGGTGGGTTTTAGTGCCGAGCGACGGGAAATGATAAACACTCAAATACGCAAACTCAAGGCCCGGTTAAACCTCAAGTCATACGCACCACTTTATATGTACCGGCAACTTATGGACCGGCACCAAGTGTACCGTTTCCATAATTCTTTTGATTGTTTTGTGAGTGCGCACCGTGGCGAGGGTTGGGGCATACCACAGATGGAGGCAATGTTGTTGGAAAAACCGATAATATCAACCAATTTGGGCGGCATACATGAGTATTTGATACACAAAAAAGACGCCTATTTGGTTAAATATACAATGGTCCCGGTTGACAATGGTAATTACAACTCGCAGTGGTACACCCCGGACCAAAAATGGGGAGAGGTTGACAAAGACGATTTACGAGCCGGTATGCGATGGGCATTTGACAATCAGGATGAGGCAAAATTGGTGGGTAAAACCGCTCGGGAAACAGTCAAAGCGAAATTTGACTTACCCGTTGTTGGTACGATGATGAGAGAACGATTACAAATTATCCAAGACGGATTTAGCGGCGAAATATGAAATTATTATATTTAAGTTGTCACAGTATATTGGAATACGACGAATTAAAGCTATTTACCGAGCTTGGGATTGATTGGTTTAGTTTGGGCAGTTATGTGAACCCGACACACCCCATTGACCCTATACGTCCATCAATTCATTATTACCCGGACCAATGGTTGACCGAAAACGCACCACCTCGGGATAATATGCCCAAAGAGTTTTTGGACAAATTTGATACGGTAATGGTTATGCACATACCCGAGTGGATTGAGGACAATTGGGATAAATTCAGAGGCAAGAGAGTAATTTGGCGCACCATAGGACAGTCAACTCCGGCCATTGAGCGCCGCATGGCGACTTACCGGGCGCAAGGGTTGGAAATAGTGCGGTACAGCCCACGTGAGGCCAATTTGGAGCCAAACGCAGGGTGTAATGCCCTTATACGTTTTTACAAAGACGACAACGAGTTTAAGCATTGGGTGGGTGCCGGCAATGAGGTAATAACGTTTGCCCAAGATATGCAACACCGGGGCGAGTTTTGCAATTACGACACATTTTTGGCTATTGCCAAGGGATTTAATGCCAAAATATACGGTCCGCACAATGAGAACTCGGGGGAGTTAAATGGTGGATTTTTGACGTACCCGGAAATGCAACAGAAAATGCGCGACGCCCGGGTTTATATTTATACCGGAACCCAACCCGCCTCGTACACCCTCAATTTAATTGAGGCGATGATGACCGGGGTGCCGATTGTGGCAATTGGTCCGAATTTGGCAAACTCACTAAACCACAAAAACGGTATAAACACCGATTTGTACGAAATACCAGATATTATCACCAATGGTGTTAATGGTTTTTGGGCAGATGATGTCAACGAGTTAAGGGAACGGGTAGCTTATTTATTGAGTGATGTTAAAGCCGCCCGGCGCATTGGCGAGATGGGCCGAAATAGAGCAATAGAATTATTTGGTAAAGACGTTATAAAATCAAAGTGGAAAGAATATTTACTAAAATGACACACTTTTTTACCGTAGTACCAAAGCACCCAAGACAAAAACCCGGATTTAATGTTTGGCGTTGCGAGAAATGCGACAGTGAGGCGATATTTACGAAAAAATACACCCAACATCAAGTCAATCAAATTATAAGTAAAAAATTACCATGCTTACCTCCGGCGGGTGAGGATATTATAATTTCATAACACACATGAGCGTAACAAACAGACTTTTAAGACTTGACGGGATACTAAAACAACACAATGAGGGTGAGTGGGGTGGTACCGATAACAGTAAATACAGCGCATTTAATGACGCCGGACTTGAGTGTGAAACCGGCGAGTTTATGTACAGTATGGCTCGGATACTCAAACCGGATAATGTTTTGGAAACTGGCACCCATTGGGGCGTTGGGGCCTCTTATATGGGCATGGCGGTATTGGATAACGGATTTGGTCACCTTGATACGGTTGAGTTTATACCCGAGATACACGACGTTGCCAAGGCTCGGATTGTCCGATTGGGATTATCACATTTGGTCACATGCCACCTTGGAGATGTTGCCCAATTTGAGCCTCAATGTACATACAAACTCATTTTGCTTGATACCGAACCCCAAACCCGATTTGCGGAATTGATTAAATTTTACAATTTCCTTGAGCCGGGCGGATTTATTTTTATACACGATTTGCACCAACACATGCACCAAATACCCAATGAGGACCACGGTTTTGCGTGGCCTTATGGACCATTACCCGAGCAAATAAAAACATGGGTACGTGAGGGTAAATTGCGACCGCTTCATTTCAAAACACCCCGAGGGTTGACGGGATTTTATAAAGTACACCCGGACGACTATAACTGGCTATGAAAAAATGGGCAATAGACATGGATGGAGTGATTACAGCAAACCCGCCGGCAATGTCATGGATTTTATATCACTTACTCAAAAACGAAAATCAAAATGAGGTTTATATCGTCACTTGGCGTAATGGTGCCGACCCGGTGCGTGTGGATGAAACCAAAAAAGACCTTGAGCGCTTTGGCATACAATACACCGAGTTGATAATGGCACCTCGTAAATTTAAGACCTTACGCATGGCCGCGTTTTGGAAAATAGCCCAAATTAAAAAACTCGGGATTAACGTTTGGCTTGATGATGAGATTAAAAACTATACCCGGGACCTTGGTATTGATGTTGAGCGGTTATTACCCGAAGTTATGAAAATATATATATGAGCAGAGCAGTTGTAACACATTTTGACGGTGACCCATTTACCATCAATGCTTGGTTGATTTTATATGATAAATATTGGCGCGGTGAGTGCGACAAAGTTTACTTGACTATGTACTACAACCCGGACGTGGTGCCGGAAATAGTGATTGATTATTGCAAACGGTTACTTGCAGATTATCCCGAAATTGTGGCCGATATACTCGGTGAGCATAAACCACCGGAAGTTGGCAACCAACGCACCCTCAAAAAAGTCACCGAGGATTATATTGGTTTGATTGAAAGTGACGGGTATATTTATGGTAAGGGTATGGTTGACCAATGTTTTAGGCTTTTGGAAAACGAGGGACAGGATATTGTGGCCCCACCTTGGTACTTGATTGATGAGCCATATTTTAATGGTGATTTGAGCAGTAAGGGATTTATGAGGTGTTTTACGTTTGTCAAAAAGAGTATTTTGGACAAAACCGACCTTGATTTTATGCCCCGGACAATACCGGCCAATACAAAAATAACTGATAAATACAGCACAGGCAAGGATATTGACCTTGATTGCTTTGGTTGGTTAAGTTGGCAATTATTGTTACTTACCAACAAAATTACTATGACCCCGGGGAATGTTTTGGGTCCCGACAATATATTATGCCCATACAGTAATTTCAAATGGGTACATGTCCGCCAAATGAGCAGTAGTGCAATTGGTATGGGAGGCGGCGAATTTGCATTGTGGGCCAAAGGAAATGACCAAGAGATTATAAACCGGGTACTCAAATTGTTTGATGGTGATTTTCCCGAGGGTCCGGCAGAGTTTACCCATATCAAAGCGGTCGCATTTAAGCTATTATTTTATGATATGTTAGTAAGCAAACAAACATTGGGAGATTTTGCAAATGATTATCGCCAAATGCTTGAGGCCGTCATTGACTACTACAATTTACCCCGAGAGAAAATTTACGAAATTAAAGGTTTTTACAAAGGATTATTTAACATATGAGAAGCCGAGCCGCAATATTACCGTATCCGGGTGACCCATTTTTACTCCATTATTGGCTTGAGTTATTTTACCGGGTTTGGAGTGACGAAATTGATAAATTATATGTAATTTGCAATACCCCGGCCGAAAAAAGCGTGGTTGATTATATTGAGTTTTTGTGTACCAATGACGCCAACAATAAAATTGACTACACATTTTTGGACCATCACATACAACATGGTGACCTAATACGTATGGGTTTGGAAAAAGCCACCGAGGAATATGTCATGCTCATTGAGGACGACGCGTTTGTTTTTAAGCCGGGAATGGTTGACGCCTGTTTTAAGAAAATTGAAAGCGGCGAGTACGATATTGTTGGCTCAAAACGTGGGAGTTGCCATGAGGAAATATTAAACCGAGCGCAGGAGATTTGGGGCATACCCACCAATGGACTTGGCGACCAAGGTTGTAATTTTTGGCCGTGCTACTTTTTCAGTCGGCGCGACACATTATTGCAAACCGACCGGGACTACAACTCACGAGCTTGGGTGCAAGGCGATATAATTGCCCCACTGCAAGATTACGAAGTGGTGGCCCCGGTCATCGCAAGCGACACATTTGTTTGGGCAAGTTTACAATTGCATGCCGTGATACCCGAAAGCCGGATTTTATACGTACCCCAATACCACGCTCACCCGGACGACGTTAAACACTTTGAGCAAAGGGCAGAATTTACCCCGTTTGATGGCAAGGCATGTTGGACACACATTGGGAGCTTATCAAGTGGCGCAAGCGGTATCATTATGGACGACCAAGGGCGAAGTGTTGCCAAGCGCACCACAGAGCCACCACACGGCCCCACAGTGTTGCCAAATTACTGTAATACCGAAATGGAAACGATGGAATTTGAGCGCCGTGTACAATTTTGGTTGACGTTTTGGGAAAACAGGGACCCGGACGAAATACCCGAGTTTGCCGAAATATACAAAATAGGACTTGACCAAATTATTGACCAATACAAATTAAATATTAAGAGGATACGGGAGCGCCAACGTATATACAAAGAGGCGTTTAATCTATGACAGCACACGAAATTGCAGTCAAGGCGAATACCGAATGGTTTGCTTACCAAGATATTTTGGAGTTAGAAACGGCGCTTAATTTCCTTGACGAAACTAAACCCAAGGTTATATTGGAAATTGGCACCGCTCATGGTGGCTCACTTGCCGCTTGGTGCGAAATGGTCCACCCGGAATTGGCAATTGCCCTTGACCCCGAGGATATACCCCGCACTGCCGAGCAAAAGGGGGCATTTGACGCCAATGCCGCCAAATATAATTGGCAACGCATACCACTTTATACTCGCAACCCGGACGCCCATGAAGCCTTGAAAAAGATATTGAATGGCCGCAAGGTTGATTTTATGTTTATTGATGGTGCGCACGGGTTTGACGACGTAAAACATGACTATTACAGTTATAAGCAGTATATGTCCCCAAACGGAGTGGTTGGATTTCACGACATTACCTATACCGAGGGATTGGTTGACGCCGGGAGCCAAGTAAATTGGTTATGGGACCGGCTCAAAGCGGTTTACCTCCACAGTGAAATACAGCACAATACTAGCATGGGAATTGGATTTATTTATTTAGGCAAACCAATGCCACCTAGCTCACACGAATTATGACAATTGATTTAATAACCGTTTGGCCCCGCAATTGCGATTATCCGTTGTGGCGCCAGTTGATAAGAGATACCCGGGCCAAATACGGCAAGGTAATTATTGTATTTATGGAAACGAACGCCGGGCCCAATTACATGGATTTTATAAGAGGGGCGATGGTTGGCGACGACATTACTTTTATTGAGCCACAACCGACACCTCCCGGCGAGGATTGGCGACATATAGCAACCAACGCCGCTTTGGCAAAATCCGATGGCGATTGGGTATTTTTTACCGAGGAGGATTTTTACCCCGGTATCGGATTTGACGACCAACTTGATAATTTGAGCCGAGAGGATTGTGATGTTATGGCGGTATATCAGGGGCCACGCATGCACCCATGTTGCATTTACATAAAACGAAATGTGTTGGAAAAAACCCACAAAAATTTTGCTATTGTACCGGACAAGACAGACCATTTTTATTTGATACAAAAAGACCTTGAGGACAACAAAGCCTTGATTGGCATTATCAATCAATCAACCTATTTTCACTATAACGGGTTGAGCCATAATCAAAACCTAGCCAACACCACAGGGGAGCCAAATTACGAAACACCCACTTTTGTTGACTGGTTAAAACAATCCCTCAACGTTTCTGTACCACAAGACCCAATGTTTGAGGTAATGGCGCGTGCGGTAATTAGTAAGTATGGTACGGGAGATATGCCCAAAAGCACTCCCCCGGACCACTCCCCCACCGCAAATTAACGCCCCCACAGGCACAAATAGGGGGATACCCCCCGATAGGGGAGAGTAGGGGAGTGATAACCTATAATAACCGCAAAAGTTAATAAAAACATATGCTAAACGTATTTGCAGACCAACATCATTTTGGACTTTACAACTCGCTAAAAATGCTTTTTGAGGACCGGTTGGGAGGTAAATTGTACCGGCCCATTGGCCGGGAATGGCTAGACAAGGGGTATTGGAAAATTGCCGAGATTTACAATAACCACCCATTTACAGTGGCGCAATATTTGGGGATACACGACGATTACGTTGACAATGGTGGCACCTATAATGTGTGGGAAAATGGACATGAGTTTTACCAACACGCCATAACCCTTGCCAAGTTTTTTGAAACTCCGTTTGACATAGTGATTGCCTCGGTCCCCGAGCATATCGCTAGTTTTAAGAGGTTGTGTGACGAACACCCAAACCATCCAAAGTTTATTTACCAAATTGGTAATGCTTGGCCGGTTGAGGCGGGCATGGCGCCAAATGTTATGGCAAGCGCCAAGATTGCCAACGTCCCCGGAAATGTTAATTTTATTGAGTATCACCAAGAGTTTGATACCAAGATTTTTGCCCCGGATTGGACGATTGCCCCGGATAATAATATTTACTCATTTATCAATTGCCTAAACACGGCGAGCATTTATGCAAACGACTGGCCGTTATTTGAGGGACTTGAAAAGGCAATGCCGGATTGGACATGGCGTACTTATGGTGGCAGTTGCCGGGATGGTGAAATGAACGGACAAAAAGCCGTTGCCAATAAAATGCGTGAGGCAAAGTTTATGTGGCAGGTCAAAAACCTCGGTGATGGGTACGGACATGTTTTACACAATGCCTTGGCAGTTGGCCGACCTCTTATTATCAAAAAACAATATTACCAAGGGAAAATGGCCGACCCACTTTTGGTTGACAATGAAACCTGTATTTTTATTGATGATTTAAGTTATCCACAGATTGTTGATAAGATTGTGTATAACTCGGAACCGACGCGGTACGCGGCTATGTGCAAATCCGCTTATGATACGTTTAAGCAATACGTTGATTTTGACAAAGAGCAAAAAGCGATTGAATTGTTTTTGTCAAAGTTGCTATAATTAAAACATATGGCAGTTACTATTAAGGCAACCATCATTAGTGCCAAGAGTAATAACGGCAATGCAACAGTTACCGTTGAATTTGACGACACCAAAGGGAAGTGGCAAAAAACGTATAATTACTCCCAAACAGACCCGATTGATTTTGCCGGATTTAAGGAAAGAATAACGGCCGATTTGCGCAAAGATTTGAAAATCACAGACCAATTAACCAACATTACAACTCAAGTCGGGAAACAATTTACAATAACAATATAAAATATGGCAAACCCAAGTGCAGATTTTCCAACAGGAATACATACATCAACCGACGTGAGTGCTTACGCCGGCAAGGCCCTTGGTAAGTCAGCAGTTAAACACACCGAAGTACACGGCAAAATTGAAAACGAAATTGTCCAAACTCAAACAAAACTTGGTAGTGGGGCAAGTACCCCAAGTGCCGGCAAAGTTTTAAGGGGTAGTGCCGGTGGCTCGTCAGAGTGGGGAGATACAACCGACCTAGTTGGTCCAAGTGGACCAACCGGTCCCACTGGTGCGGCAAGTACAGTTAGTGGACCATCAGGCCCGTCAGGACCGAGTGGCGCCGATAGTACGGTATCCGGGCCATCCGGTCCAAGTGGCCCCTCCGGTCCCTCGGGGGCAGATAGTACCGTGTCAGGTCCTAGTGGCCCGTCAGGACCGAGTGGTGCCGATAGTACCGTGTCAGGCCCCTCCGGTCCCTCGGGTCCGAGTGGTGCAAATTCAACTGTTAGCGGCCCAAGTGGACCAACCGGTCCTAGTGGAGCAACAGGGGCAGATAGTACCGTGTCAGGCCCCTCCGGGCCTAGTGGGCCATCAGGAGCCGATAGCACGGTTTCAGGCCCTAGCGGACCAAGTGGTCCGAGTGGTGCCAACAGCACGGTATCAGGACCCTCCGGGCCTAGTGGCCCCTCGGGAGCAAACTCAACAGTGTCAGGTCCATCGGGACCAAGCGGACCATCGGGTCCTAGTGGAGCCGATAGCACGGTAAGCGGACCATCGGGTCCGTCAGGCGCAAACAGTACAGTGTCAGGACCATCGGGTCCGTCAGGTCCCTCCGGGCCTAGTGGTGCAGATAGTACGGTGAGCGGACCAAGTGGTCCCTCCGGGCCTAGTGGTGCAAATTCAACTGTTAGTGGTCCATCAGGCCCGTCAGGCCCAAGTGGTCCGAGCGGAGCAAACAGCACAGTATCCGGGCCATCCGGTCCAAGTGGGCCAACAGGTCCTAATGGAGCGGATAGCACTGTTAGTGGTCCATCAGGCCCCTCCGGTCCCTCCGGGCCTAGTGGTGCCAACTCAACCGTATCAGGACCGAGTGGTCCAAGTGGACCATCGGGTGCCAATAGTACGGTGTCAGGTCCTAGTGGCCCGTCAGGTCCTAGTGGGGCCAATAGTACGGTAAGTGGTCCAAGCGGACCAACAGGCCCTAGTGGTCCGTCAGGTGCAAACTCAACCGTATCAGGTCCTAGTGGACCAAGTGGCCCGAGTGGAGCAAATAGTACGGTATCCGGTCCAAGTGGTCCATCAGGTCCCACAGGTCCTAGTGGACCCTCGGGACCCTCGGGACCGTCAGGGCCGTCAGGACCCGCATTATCAGCAGTAACGGGCAACCTTGATATTGATGGCATACCCGACAGTGACCATACAGCAGTCGGTCCAACAACCAATGATTTTGCCTCGGGATATACGGCCGCCGCATTTGATTTGGTGTATATGGGAAGTGCGAGCAAGTGGCTTGAGGTTGACGCCGACGCAGTTGCAACATGTAAAGGACTTTTGGCAATAGCACTTGAGGCGAAAAATGACACGGAAGCTATGAATGTGGCCTTACCCGGCTCATTTGTAAGGGACGATACTTGGAATTGGACAATCGGAGCCACATTGTATGCAGGGGAAACATTGGGCGCTATTCAGGAAGCAATACCAACAGGTGCAGACGCAATTATTAAAGTTGTCGGGTTTGCAGTTACGGCCGATGTAATTTACTTCAATCCAAGCCCGGACCAACAGAGTACGGTTGCTTAATAATTTTATGCCAGATATATCAGGAAAATATACATTTGACGAACAGAAAAAGGTTTTTGCTTCAATCGCAAAAGATGACCCAAAGGATAAAATTGAGGTTGAAATTGGCGACAGCAAAGAGCCGGATATTGTTCTGCCTCAACAAAAAGTAATGCGGTGGGATAATGAGTGCAACGTGTCTATCCGTTTGAAAGATTTTAACGAGTACACGGTTTATCAGGACAAAGACAAAGTAATTTTTGGTAACGAAAAACAGGAAATAAACATTTACCCCATAACCGAGGGCGAGGGTGGTCAAGAGTTCGAGATTATTTTGAAAGAGAAACCACCAACCAATATTATTGAATTTACAGTTGTATCAAAGGATTTAGATTTTTTGTACCAACCGTCACTTGTTGACGAGTTGATTTATTGGAAACCGATTTATGGTAATGATATTACTGCCACAGATACGGAAATAAAAGATAAAGATGGGGTTGTAAGGGTATCAAGACCGGAGAACGTTGTTGGCTCGTATGTTTTGAAAGCAAAGGGAAATAAAATAAATTATGAGGGTGGAAAAATATATAAAAATGGTCATGTTGGGATAATATACAGACCAAAAATAATTGATAGTGCAGGGACCGAGGTTTGGGGGATATTGAAAATCGAAAACGGGATAATGTCAGTTACCATCCCACAGGAGTTTTTGGACAAAGCAGTTTATCCGGTACGACACGCCGCAGGAGCCACATTGGGATATACATCAAACGGTGCAAGCGAGGCTAATTTTGGAACAGGAGCCGGTGATGATTATGCTTATGGTCAGTTGGCAACTTCTGATGCTTCCGGTGGAACTGGTTCAAAAATATCTTGCTATATTAGAGCCTCATCAACTGCCAAAAAATTTGTGGTTGCTATTTATGCTGGAAGTACAAAATTAACGAATAGCGATAGCGCTCCCGAAACAAGTAATGTAGGTTCAACTATTGGATGGGTTGACTTCACTTTTGTTACTGGCCCAACTATAGCGGCAAGTACGGCATATAAGGTGACAATGCAGGGTGAGGCAAGTACAACCTATTTTCGCTATACCACAAGTGGTTCCGGATTTCAACAAAGCAGTAGTCACACTTACTCGTCACCACTACCAGCAACATTAAGTCTAAGTAGTGGTCCACCATTTCAAATTTCTATATATGCCACATATGCGCCGGCGGCGGCTGGTCCAGCTAATTTGAAAACATACAATACAAATGCAAAAGCAAATATTAAAACTATAAATACTAACGCAATTGCCAATGTAAAAAGTTTGAATACTAACGTATAGCAGTTATAAAAACCGTATTGTCACTTGACAATCATATTACAAGTTGGGATAATCGGTTTATATGAAAACGCAAGATTTTACGATTGAGTTTCCCCAAGGTTTTGATTATGTAGCCCAAGATATTGAAAAGTATGGAGTTTGGGAAAAACGGACCACTGATTTTGTTAAGGCTAATTTGAAACCCGGACAGTTGTTTGTAAACGTGGGCGCCCATGCCGGGTATTACACCATGCTTGCCTCAAAACTTGGGGCCAATGTGTACGCATTTGAGCCATCGGTCACTAACCGGGAATGTTTGGTAAACAATATTGTAAGCAATAATATGTATCAGGCTCACAATATAACTATTTTCCCCCAAGCACTATCAAACAAAGCGGAAAAGGTTAAATTATACAAAGGTCAAACTCCCGGCGAAAACAGCATATTGGAAAATTACCACAATAAAGATACCCAACAATTTGACGTTGTGGACGCCGTGAAGTACGACGATTTAAGATTGGAAGTGCCGGATATGTTATTGATTGACGTTGAGGGTGCCGAGCAGATGGTCCTTGAGGGCATGCAGAGTGTATTAACGACCACCAAACCAATTATTTTGATACTTGAGAGTTGGGATAATAAAACAGCCGATTGGTTGATTGACAGTTTTGGTTTTCAATTGGTCACCACCGACAGGCCGAGCGGTAACCGGATATTATGTAAAAACAAGGATATGAAATACGAACCGGAGCCAATACGTTGCCACTTGGTCGGCACGTTTAATTCACCAAACACACTCAAAGACGAGGGTATTGGCAACGCATTTGGGACCAAGGTAATTAACATGGCAAAGATACTCAAAAAGCTCGGGCATTACGTCATATTTTATGGGGTCGAGGGGTCCGAGGTTGAGTGTGATGAGTTTGTGCAAGTGTCAACAACAGCAATATTAAAAGAAACGTATGGTGAATGGGATAAAACAAAAATTTACAAAGAAAAATTTAATGATTTGGCATACAACACATTTAGGGACGCCACCGTTGCCGAGATAAACAAACGTAAGCGTGTGGGCGACTTTTTATTGTTGTGTCATGGGTCATTTCAAAAAGATATTGCCAACGCGGTTGCCATTGACAGTACCATTGAGATTGGGATTGGTCACCGGTCCTCATTTGCCAAGTACCGGATATTTGAGAGCGAATTTCAGCGCGCTTGGACATACGGCGAGGAAAAACAGGGTGATGGTAAATTTTACGATTGCGTAATACCCGGCTACTTTGACCCCAAAGATTTTGATTTTCAAGAAAAAAAGGACGATTATTACCTATATTTAGGGCGGGTAATAAGTAAAAAGGGTATTTTTGTCGCTCAACAGGTGGCGAAACACATGGGTAAGCGATTGGTTGTTGCCGGGTTTGGCTATGATAAAAACGCCAACGAATACGACGCCAAGGCATTTGATGAGTTTTTACAATTACCCAATGTCGAGTACGTGGGATTTGCCGGTTACGAAAAACGCCGCGAGTTGATGAGCAAGGCGAAATTACTATTTTTACCCACGTTGTACCTTGAGCCGTTTGGATACGTGGTAATTGAGGCAAACATGAGTGGCACCCCGGTTATTACCACCGACTTTGGGGCATTTCCCGAAACGGTTAAAAATGGTCACAACGGATACAGGTGCAATGATTTTCAGGAATTTATAGACGCGGCCAAAAATATTGAGGCGGGTAAGATTAAACCGGAAAATTGCCGTGAGTGGGCCATGAGATACACAATTGACGAAACAGCAGAAAAATACCAAACTTATTTTAACCGGATACTCAATTTGGTCGGTAAGGGTTGGTACACTTTGAAAGATTAGTTATAATGTAAGTATATGGCAGACTGGCAAACCAAAAACACCGACAATTGGTTTAAGAAGCTACAAAGTGCGATTTGGGACGCATTGGAGTATTTGTGGGATGATTTAATTTGTACATGGGACGCCCGGAGCGATAGTGATTTGTGGAACGTACCCACCACCGGGACGTGGTATCGTAAAAATTAGTAAAGTGTTAAAATAAATATATGGGAGTATCAAGCACACAACCAACAAGCCGACGAGGATATTTGAGCCAAAGTGAACTTGAGCAATTGGCAAATATCACCATTACCGATACCGACGAAGCCGACGACCAAATAAGCCAAGAAGAGGAATTGATAGACGCTTTTGTTGGTACTCAAAACAGTTACATGACCGAAGCCGTAAAAGGATTGGCCGCCGCCGCCGGCTCATTATCCCTCACACTTGAGGCTTCACAACAAAATGCGTACGATATTGATTATTTTAAGTTATGTGAAATTGAGATTTTAGGCGGAACGGGAGCCGGACAAAGGCGCAAGATTACCGGGTCAACCAAAGCCGGCGTATTAACCATTGACAGTGCGTGGGTATCAACCCCGGACACTACCAGTTCTGTCTCTTATACACATCTCCGAGC